ATTACAGCAACACTTAAATATGGTCGATCAAATGGCGATGAGTTTTTATAAGATATAGTGTAGTAGAAGGATATGGCGGTTGAATTGGCAAAACAATTACGAGATCACACACGTTCCGATGCGATCGAATCCTATCGTGAATTAAAAGAGACTACCCCTACTATGCCCGATTTTAGGAGAATGGGTCTAGCCACACTGGACTATTTCTTTCTTCATCATCGCATTAAAGCGAAGACGAAACACCATTTTTCGTTTTATGATGCGATGAAAGACGAAACCATGAGAAAGAAACTAACAGATTTGGTGGTTCGTTATAAAAAGAAGCCCTTGTCTTCCTATGATGACACAGGTCTAAAAAAGATGCAGTATCAGGTCTTTCAACTGTATTATGGATCGATCAATCAATTTCGACCCATTGTCGCAAAATGGGTCTATGAGCATTTTCAACCGAAACATGGAATATTGGATTTTAGTGCGGGATGGGGTGGTCGCGCCCTTGCTGCGCTGAGTTTGGGTATTCCCTATATAGGAATCGATGCGAACAAACAACTCGAAGCCTCTTATCATCGAATGATTGAAGCCGTCGAACCCGATCCATCCACTCGATCTTCGATTCGTCTGTATTTTCAACCCTCTGAGACGGTGGATTTCTCAAAGTTCGATTATGATCTAGTCTTTACGAGTCCGCCTTATTTTATGATTGAAGAATATGAAAAAATGCCAGCGTATGGATCAAAAGAAGCATTTTTAGAGAAGTTTTTTATTCCAGTGACCTTATCAGTATGGAAGAATTTACGAAGAAGAGGTCATATGGCGCTGAATATGCCCGAAGAGATGTTTGATGCGATAAAGGACCATTTACCAAAAACAAGTGAACGAATTAAAATGCCTCTGTCAAATCGTCATCCGACGAATGCGGTAAAAAGACAGACGCTTGGAAAAAAAGATAAAGAGCGTTTTGAAATTATTTATGTGTGGTCAAAGAATTAATTTTATCAAATTAACGACGAATGCGTCGATGCGTATCATGCTCCATTGGATGAAATGCATACATCACAGTGGGATCTTTTACGGTATCATATGGGGTAAGAATGGGTGGCGGTCGGACAAGGAGAGAGGAATTGGGATGACCTACTGGAGAGGGGACATAGACATAGCGATAGAGTGTCCTACCACAATATACCACTGTATCCATATGTTTTACAAAGTGGTAAGAAAGGGTAACACCCAAGAGAGTCAGAAAGAAGACCTGAAAGCGTCGTAAAAGCATGATGATGGAATGCTGTTACGAGTCTTTAACAAATACATTTTGTATCAATTTTATTTATTCTCAAACGGATTCGTGTTTGCTAATCCAATCGGATACAATTTTATAATCAGTTGGATTGTTCGTTTTGCATACTTCTACTTTAGAAGCAAAGGTAGATAGGTTACCGAATCCAGATCCAGCAAGACTCCAATGAAAACCATCGACATGATTGCTGATTACATGAATCACATATCGATCGGATTCTATATTGATTTGATGGATAGTACGAGTATTGAGCAAAACATTAGTTAATCGAATAAATTTTGACATTGTATAGTCACTTTTTATGAAATTTTAAGTGGCTTCTATCTCAGATTAATACAGATCATTCTTATTGCGCCGACGATTCCAATCGGCATCCAAATCGTATTCGGAATCCTCTTCCTCCTCCGAAACGGCATCGTCTAGACGGTCTAGATCGTCTTCCTCCATCTCCAACCGATCCTCCGTTTGACTGCCTAGATCATACAGTGGATCGCCATTCTTTCGAGAGGATTGTGCGATCAATTTCGTAGCATTGATCCCATGAACACTAAAATAACGGCGTTCCTTTTCTTCCTCTTCTTTCAATCGTTGGGATTCAGCCATACGTAGATGTGCCTGCTTCTTTTTGGTCTCTTCCTCCTCCTTCTTCTGAATCCCCCATGATCGAGCCAGATCGGAAAATCGCTGGGATCCAGTCACTGACGGTGTAGTCACCTCTTTTTTACCAAGAACTGGAAAATCATCATCGACGGGCAAAGGAGTCCGTGTTTTTTTACTGGCTCCATGAGATCGGGTCAAGGATGCCATCGTTCCTGTAGCAGAACGGCTCTCGACAGAGGACTGAACAGCGGTGACTTGAGGGGCCTGTGCCTTAGTAGCACGTAGGTGCGGAGGAACGTAACTGGACATGAATATACAGAAGAATATTATAGGATAAGATCCTCTTGTATTTTAAATACTTTTATGAGCCCTAAGCCCCTGTCCATTTTGACAGATCACCATGTAAGTGGATTTCTACCGCCTGATTCGTCCAATTACAGTATACCAGATCAAATACATCTTTTTCATGTTCCGAATAGTAGTCTTTACCCATTCGATCTACAGAGAGAACACCAATCGACAGATCACACAGATCCTTCATGCGATCGGAATAGGTATGTTGAAAAAAGGGGAACATAATGTTTGCGAGAGCACGATCCATGCCCTCTTCATATGTTGTTGGGCATTTACCAATATACTTTCCGTAGTATTTGGAAGAATCCCCTTTTATACGATAGAGGAAGGTGGCAATCATGGATAATATACAGAGAGAAATGTATTTTAAGAATCCTCCTTCAGATCATCTGTCTGCTCTTCTTCGTCCTCATCCTCCTCTATGGATGGATCGGATACCGATTCCAACTCCGAATCCATGGAACTTTCTTCAACAAGTGATTCGGAGACAGAGGCAGATGTAGACAGATCCCATGGAAACCCGCTGTAAAATCGAGGCTTATTATCAAAGTGGAACCCTTCCATGAATGGATGACCTGATATAAACTCATCCAACGATGCTCGTTGACAAACAATATCATCAAGGTCTGTATCCTCGTCAATGGTTATACCTAGGACAACAATCGCGGTATAGAGGTCTGTATCAAAGTCCTCTTCGATGGGACGAAGACAGGCTACAAAAATGGGCTCAGGAAGAATATCATTTAAGGCAAGTGCATCTCGGATGCAACGCTCTTGGAGGGGATCCTCAGACGCGGGCCATTGAAAACGATAACCAAAATGAATGACAGAATGAATCGACATGGGATGTGAAGGTAGTTAGGAAAAAAGTTTATATTCTTCTTTTTCTCAGCGACGTTTGACTGTCTTGCTCAACTTCTTCCGTCTGGATCGACCCCCCTTTTTCGTGGTTGCTTTCTTTTTGCTTAACGGAATAGGATCCAGGGGATCCACAGGATCCAATTGATTCGGTTTGCGTTTCGAAGAGGGCAACTCTGTCGTGAAATAGGTATTGAAATTCTCCCTATTTTCAAGAGGTGTAGCCCATCTTACACGGCGAATGAGGTGTTTTCCAGCAAGGGATTCAAAATAACCGTCCTCTTCTTTACAGGGTCCGTGGTCAAAGTCCTGTTCTAAAAGAGGGATACGTTTCAATTGTTCATCGATCTCTGTGCTACAATCAAGAAAGCGTAGTTTACCCTCTGGAAGGCCGATGGCTTCACGAAGGATGGGCAGTATCTCGTCTACGAAGGGTTGACGACATTCCATTCGCAGATTTGCCATATGTTTACGAAGTTCTTTCTTGTTCATACCCCGTTCCTCCCCTAGGGCTCTGGCACGACAAGTAAAAATCGGTTCACTAAACGTTCCTGATTGCACATTAAAAAATACATGAATGGTTTCATCATCTTGGCGGACGATAAGCATTTCGCCTGCGGCGCTTGGTTTGATTCGTTCATTTCCCATATTTTCGTTGGTGGTGGTGAGTGTATTGATATTTGCATGAAGTGATCCAATTTCCTGATTGGATCGCAAGGGGGTGATATGAACATTTCCACGTTTCAAAATCCATGTATAGATTCCAGTCGGTGCACCGAGAATCTCTCGATTGGTAAGAATACGCCCTTTGACTTTATTCAAAAAAGGCTGTAACAAAGACGGACGACGATAATATTCTGTTTTGAGCCCTTGATATTCCTTTACCTCTTCTGCACTCTGATGATTGCGATAGACTGTTTTTTGTCCGAGGGTGGTTTTTGGCTTCAAATGCGGAGGAACAACGATTTTCCCCTGTCTCCATGTTTTCAATGCATTACTTTCAATGGATGTCATGATCTCTATTTAGAATCCATTAAAAATAGATAAGAAGTAAGTTGAATAAATATACACATTAACAAGAAGGTGAATCTACTGCTTTTCAGTGATCATAAGTCTCACCATGGATTCTCGGAGGCGTTCCATTTGTTTTTCGTGATTTTGTGTGAAACGTTCGAGTAGTTGTTGACGGCGTTTGAGTTCTTTTTCATATACGGACTGAGTGAGTTCCATACGTTCACTGAGGCGGATCATATCTTGTGCATTTTTTTTCGTTAGAGTCTCTTTTTGACGTCGAGTCACATAAGGAACGAGATCATCTTTAATCAAGTCAAATAGTGCGCCATAGGCTTCGAGAATTTCGCGACAAATGGCCTCTTCTAATTCTTTATTTTCGACGGCACTGTGTTTACTAAATGAATAGTTTGAACGGATGATATAACGACCCGTATCAGGTTGATGGATCACTGAATTGGTTCGAACTTCACAGATTTCTTTCAATGATTTTACATCTGTAACGTAGATGCCTGTGATATATTTCATGCAACGTTGCGGCACAAAGGAATAGGTATGTTGATTATGCTTCAGAAGGACATCTACGAGATGATTGAATGCGAGAATTACAGGTTGTGATTTGAGAAGATCAGAACGGGCCTCTTTGATAAGGCTATGAATGTGATATGTCCACTGAACAGCAGGATTACGCAATGAAGTAGGAATAAGATTCAGTTTTGCTTTCTTTTCTTTGATGACTTTCTCCTTCTTTTCCTTCTGTTCCTTTTTCTTCTTTTCTTCAACTCCTTTTTCTTGAACCTCCACTTTTTCGTCCTCTGTATCGTCTACATCGTCCTTATTGGATTGCACATCCAATTGTTCCATGGTAGGATGCTCTGGGATACTATGAAGCCAATCGATCACACTCGAATAGATTTCCCTTTTGGCCACTCCTCCGCGTTTTACCTCGAGAACATTACCTCCCTCGGCCAATACCACCGCCACATAGGGATGGGACTCGGGAGAAGCACGAAAACGTAAGATGGTTTTTGAGGGGAACATGGAGAAATGCTAGAAAGAACAATGCGTTTGTCTACCCTTATAAAAAAGAGGAATGATATCAATTTTTTTATAAGTAGATAGAGATCCATTATTCGTAATCACGGAAGGTAATTCCTACAGGAAATCGTGGTAGGCCATCATCCGTCTCCTCTTGATAGCGGACCGTAAGCCATTTACCGATATAATTATCTCCGTTTTGAAACATCAATTGACGCTCTTCACGTGTCCCGCGTGGGCGACAGGAGAAGGTAGCACCCAGTTCTGTTTTACAGGTCCAGATCACACATCCCTGTTCGAGTCCCTGACCTTCTTGATATCCAACAATTTCATATTCTTTGTCCAAGAATTCCTTGTATTTCTGTAAATCGGCGGAGCGTGTTCCCTTATACAATCCCCCTTGATTTCGTAACATAATTCCTTCGTATCCTTGAGCGATATAGTCCGCATGTTTTTCTAGCATTTGTTTTTGATCTTCGCACCATTCGGTTTTTACGAGAACAATGTGTTCAAATCGGTAACGACGAAAGAGAATGGAGAGATTGGCATGTCGTTCCTGATAGGAAAGGGGGCAAATGAGATCATAGACATGAAGGCGAATTTTCTTCTGTTTTTCGAGATCCCCTGATTTTAGGGTTTTTGCCTTTACAAGGCCAACAATTTCTTGAAAGGTAAGTTCTGTCGAATAGAGTTCGCCATCAAGGATCATGTGTGGAGGGAGGCGATCGAGTTCTGCGCGAATATGTTCTAGATGAGGATAGGCCTTTCGATTTCGTGAGAAGAGTCCCTTTGTAGGGACGCCTACACAACGCGTTCCATCCAGTTTGGGTTGAACAAAGCATGGAAACACGATATCTTTTCCGCGTTTATGATAATCATGTGCCAACATGACCTCGGGAGCAGAGGCATCAATTCCAGCCCCGCGCCCCTTTTCCTCTGTTTCTGTATCTTGATCCTCACTTGCATGAAGTGGTTCACGTTCTGTGTACCCTTTTTCCTTCTTTTCAATCCATTGAGAGCGAGCCTCTTGAATGGCTTGCTGTAAAGGGCTCGTCTCGTTTCGCTTTCCTATATTTTTACCCTGACTGATTGTTTTTTCGATGCGCTGTAGTTTTCCATTTTCGTAACCATGTTCGATGAGGATCACACCCTGCCCCTGATGAGATTCTACCCATACAGACCATTGTTTGACCTTTCCCGTGGAGGCTTTACCGAAGAGTGTAGGGAATGTTGCCATGATGAAGTAACGTCGTAGATCTGATAACAGATGGAGACAGGCAGGTTTAGATGGGAGAATCCGTAAATCAATTTTGTGACAGATTGTGACAGATCCGATATTCCTCTTCGGTTTTAAGATGGTGAAAGGTAATGGCAGTATGATGGTCATCCTCCCCTTCTTTATACATATCGGTATGGTAATCAGAACAATGAATAAACTGGATTCCTGGAATGCTTTTCCCCCATAGTCCCATACAGATATCTGCACACCAATGGGGCGAACGATATTCATAGGGGATGTTTCGAAGCATACGTTGAATATGGAGATAGACGGGACGCGAGAGGACAGTTCCTGCTCCGCCTGAATGATAGGCTCCCCATTCTGTATGGGCCACATGGGTCAATACATGACCCTCCATATACATCGAAGTTGGATCAAGACGTGTGAGACGATGAAGGAGGCGATCTACATAGAGATAGGTATCATCATCGATAAATACATACCAATCATAATTCAACTGACTATATTTGAAAAAGTCAGCGAATTTATAAGGGAGCGAATAATAATCATCTCCCGCTCCCCACGAGAACAGACGCTCTTCAGGTTTCATATCATGTCCCAAATAATAAATATCTTCAGGGGGGACATACTCAAAGACGGTTTGTTTTTGCCATACAGCCCTTGTATTCCAATACGCTTTACAGGTTAGAATAATATACGCTACCCGCATTCACGATCTGAGATAATCGCATAAAAATGCCTTTATATCATGCCGTTATTTTATTCCTTTAAAAAATACATCGTTGTATATGCCTTATAATGAGTTACTCGGAGGAAGAGTGGCTCGTCGCTTGAGCACCACTCGCCAAATAGACTCGACGAAGTTCTTCTAGTGTCTGCGTCTGGCCATCACGGACAACCGTGCATAGTTTCCATGGGGCGATCGTAAAGGAGCGCTTCAGATGACCACTTTCCTTCAGTGCGTCGATGAATTGATAAAGGATCTCACCAGGTTTAGAGGATTGCACACCTACCATCTGTGGAACAAGATCACTCGCGACAACAGTAAGGACGGAACCATCAAATCGAGTCGTAGTTGTCGTATACACAGGCTGACCCTCCTCGTCCTTCTTTACAATCACACGAAGAGTCACCTCCTCGTCATTCTGTAGAACAGATGAGAGGGGTACCGTTTCATAACGGACTTCCTTCTTCTCCTCTTGTGGCGTTGGACGGCTACGACCCTGAACACGACCGTGGGGGCGAGGGGCACGTGGCAGAGGAAGATCCGAATCCTCAGAAACACGTGGAGGACGAGAAACACGACCCGCATGAGCGGGGATATTTACCGAATGAGCGTGTTGAAGGCGGATGGAAGTATTTGCAGCAGGAGTAGAAGGCGAGGGTTCTACATATCCACCACGATCATACGAATAAGGGACACGACCACGTGGAACTCGATGAGTGGAGTGGGAATCGCGATCGCGGCCACCCTTTTCTCGCTGAAGTTGGGAGGCCAACTGTTGCTGCATCTCCAAAAGGCGGGATTGCATGTCGGTAATATTTGCGAGGAGGGCGGAGGTGGTCTTGTTCATGGTTATCAAGTGGGTTAGAATAGATGGCACGTGTGCTGAGAGAATGATGTCTATCTATGTTTAAGTTGTTGACCTGACACTTGTATTCATTTTAGGATGGATAAACAAATCGCTGGCGCTCTTTGGTTCCTAGTAGCCCCCCATCGATCCATATTTCAACACGTTCTACAGAGTCAGAATACATATCCATCAGTAAATGCTGATACAGATAAACAAGACCCTGACGGGTAACAGAACTCTTTTTCACCTCCATATGTTCGAGTCGTTCACGTGATTTGGCAGGCAGTTGAAAATCAGGATCCATCGGATGCTGGATATCAACTCTCACGAGTTGAGAAAGACTGAGGACGTCCTCTGCGATCATCTGTATCATTTCCATTACATGGGGATGTGTTCCAAGAAGCAAGATTTCAGAGACATCCCGCGTCGCATAGAGCCATGATCGAATCCGAGGAATACTTTCTTTTGCTAAAAAACGAAAATCAAGAACACGTTTAACCACCGTATTCCACTCTTCCGTATCCTTATCCCATTCCTCTGTTTCTTTCTCTATGAGATATCGTTGAGGAACATCTTGACTCCACCACACAGCGTGTTCCTGTTCTTTGATTTCCATGCGACCATAATTCTCTTCCTTTCCTTCGTGAACTAGGAGTAATAAATTGCGGTGTTCATCCAATAGTTTACTAAGCCGCATGTCATCGGGTAGAGGATAAGGACATGTTTGACCAATGACAATTGTCATTTCGTCAAAATATCGTTCCATCCTTTCTCCCATATATTCTTTTAAGGAATAGACAGTATCTTCTCGTGATACCCATACTTGAATTGGGTAACGATAGACAGAGGATCGAACAGTGATCATGAAGTCACTATCGTCGGGAATCTCCTGAATATCGCGAACCATCTTCTACAGAAAGTGTTTTTTACTCCGCTTCTGTGCCTACCTTTATGTATGTATTCGTTCCTTATACGCTTTTCCAGCCGTATCTACCGTATTCCATGTGGGATGTGTATTCGACCAGCAAAAAATAGGAGAATGATGAACACGAGGGGCGGGTGGACAAATTTTTTTGATCGGAAGAGGATCTACCTCTTTTAGCGTTAATTGTGTAAACCGTCGTATGATATCTTTGTGATTATGACTATGAGACATTTGCCTATACAGTGGAATAGATTGTTTTTACAGATCTAGTTATATGTGGATATGGTACTTTTAGGCAGATTCCTCCACCCGTAATACAGCAATAAGCAACCGTGCCTTATTCGTATAAGATAGAATATCAAGAATACGGAATTTACGAGTGGGCGCGACGATGGTTCCTTTCACACCTAAGTAGGGCCCTCCATCGGGATCCAATGCGGAGAGATTTCCCCCCCTGTCTTGTGTAAATGAGGTATAGAGAACATCATTACAAGTGGCCGTAATTTGATCTTTCCCATCAAATATAAAGTGACGAGGCGAGCCGTATCGTGAGGTATCGTTCCATTCGTATGCCATGGTTGGATGCTACATCGTCTTATGATATACTTTACATCAATTTTACAGTAAAAAAAAGATACGTTTTTATATGATTCATGGTAAGAGACAGAAGGATTGTTCCATTTTATTCAAAGAATGTTTTCATGAAGAGGGCCATTCGTTGAAAACGATTCACACACTTGAAGGCAGGATCGCGATCTTTTGTTGACTCGCTCCATTCACAATAGGCATGATAATAAGCAGGGTTCCATACAATCTTTTTGGGAATAAAGAATCGTTCAATTAGATGATGACGACGATGGTATTCTTCATAACTAAATAGGGGACCTCCCTTTCCACTGTGCCGATTCTTATTCATATAGATGAGATAGGCGAGACGCCCATCGATCTCCATGTAGAGAAACATGAGGTCGCCAATGTGGTGATGAGGATACATATGTTTATTTACATAGTAGTTGGATTCGTAAAAGGTGAAGAGATTGAAAGGGGCAACAGAGGGTTGTAGAGGCTGTGTGAATAACTTCTCAAAGGGGAATTGTGCTAGTAGTCCATTCCATATGAGTTGATGCCATTCTGCCTTCTCATCACTCTTTTTAGAGTGTTCATCGGTCCATGTAAATTGCGGAGGGGCCTCGATATATTCTGCATCAGGATCTTCATCCGAATCCACATCCACGACAGTCGCATCTTGTTTATCATCTACCTCGGATAACGAAGGGCGAACTTTAATGGGGGCGGCAGGAATACGAGCGGGAGGGCGAGTGGGTGGAGTATGAGGGACAGGTTCAGGGACTTGAATGCGGAGATCGCGAAGGAGAGGATGATGTTCCACGGGTTCCATGGAAATGGTCAAGTGAAGATGAAATGGATGGTTGAAAAGATGGGTCGAAGAGACAGTGCACGTAGCAGTGGAAGACATGTTTGCTGAAATGACTTATGGTTTATCCGTTCAAAAAATAATATAATCAATTTTTTATAAAATGAACGAATATTATATTAAAATTTATCGAGACAGACTGGATATCAAAAAATAAAAACCAAAAAAAAGAATAAATATAACATGAATATGAAATAGGCACTTTACTGTATTTCTTACTCCTCTTGATCTGAACTGTCATCCTCCTCTTCTTGAATCTGTCCACCTTGTTCATTGACGCGGCGGATTGCTTCCTCGGGATCAAATACACGTAGAAATCCCATTTCCCATCGTTGATAGGTCCATCCAATGCATCGTAATGAACCTCCATGTAATACACTTTTAATGATTGATTTATCACGACGAGAATCGACTAAGAATTCGACCCATCGTTCCTTAACGGTATCATATGGAAGTGCGTCATGTTTTGTTAGACTATGAATAATATATCCAGTTGTAATTCCTACTTGCCACTGTGCATTTTTA